CATATATTGATTCGACAACTACAATAAACTGGAACGCCAACTTCGGTCAACGACCTTTTTCATACACCGCACCCTCTGGCTTCAAAGCACTTGTCACGACTAATCTGCCAGAGCCGACTATTAAGCAGGGCGACGATTACTTTAATGCGGTGTTGTGGACTGGGGATGGCGCATCCACAAGATCGATTACTGGTGTTGGATTCGCACCTGATTTAGTCTGGGTTAAATCTAGAAGCACTACTGATGGTCATGCTCTTGCCGACTCTGTTAGAGGTATTTCAAATCAACTTTATTCAAATTCCACTGAAGTAGAGAACGCATTCAAACAGTTTGGTTTTGTTTCTAACAATACTTCTGATGGATTTTCTTTGTCCAGCGGAGGCTCAGGCGTTCAGACAGTAAACACAAATGGCACAACCTATGTCGCATGGAACTGGAAAGCCAATGGCGCAGGCTCAACCAACACCGCAGGCACGATTACCAGCACAGTCTCAGTCAATACGACGAGTGGGTTCTCGATTGTTACTTATACGGGAACGGGTGCTAATGCGACTGTTGGACATGGGTTGGGTGTTGCTCCACGGATGATTATTGTTAAAAGGCGTGACGCATCTGGGAATAATTGGAATGTATATCATGCCGTCATTGGAAATACTACTGCCATACTATTGAACGATATTTCCGCAACACAAACACCAAGTGCTGCATACTGGAACAACACATCGCCAACATCTTCGGTATTTAGTTTAGGGACTGGTGGAAATGGCAACTTACTGAATGGAACCTATGTCGCATATTGTTTCGCACCTGTCGCTGGCTATTCTGCGTTTGGGTCATACACAGGCAATGGTTCGACTGACGGGCCCTTCCTCTACACGGGCTTCCGTCCGAGGTGGGTATTAACAAAAGTAACTGCTGGTTCTGGTGCTCCTAATTCGTGGGTAATTCACGACACAGCCAGAGACACTTACAACTATATGGACAAAGAGCTATTCCCCGACGCTTCTACGGCAGAACAAGGATCAAATAATCGTGGTATGGATTGTTTGTCTAACGGCTTCAAGGTTAGGTCAGCAGATAATGTAATCAATACCAGTGGCGGAACCTACATCTACGCCGCCTTCGCAGAAAACCCCTTTGCCTACTCTCTCGCACGATAACTGGAGAACATAATGTTTTTACTTGATAACAAACCGATTTCGATTGACGCACCTTACACCGCACCAAACGGGACTAAGTACGCCAACTTGCGTGACCCTGCGGTTCGCTCTGCGCTCGGTGTAACAGAGGCTCCCGATCCTGAGTCTTACGATCAAAGATTCTGGTGGGGAGTCGGCAATCCTAAACTTCTCAATGACAGGGAAGAAGTAGACGAGGATGGCAATCCTATGTTCGTCAAAGTCTACGATGCAGAGACTGAGACAATGGTGGACTCAGATGAGCGTCTGGTGACTAAGGGACTCAAGAGCCAATGGATCGCACAGGTTAAGCAGACCGCAGGCTTGATGCTTGCACAGACCGATTGGATGGTGATCCGCAAAGCAGAGCGTGGAGTAGATATTCCACAGACTGTACAGGATAAACGTACTGCTATAGTTGCTGAAGCAGATAGATTAGAAACTGCAATCACTGCTTGTACCACTGTGGAGCAATTGATTGCTGTTGTTAGCAACCAGTCTTGGGAGTAAGTAAATGGCAATGGAACACATCAGTGAAACAGGCAAGCATGTTGGTGACGCTGTTTCAATAGTTACTGTAGTAGGTACATTGGCACAGGTGCTCCCAAGCATTGCTGCTATATTTACTATTGTGTGGACTTCCATTCGTATTTACGAAACTGAAACTATTCAGAAACTGTTAGGTAAAAAGAAAGTAGAAGATGTCAAGGAAGATTAGTTTAGCCAAGACTAAGACCACCACTGCTAAGGATACTATATACACTGTACCAGTTAAGAATACTGGTCTATGGAGTGTGATGTATGTAATCTCTACTGGCGGTACTAATACTCCTTCAGTGTACTGGTATGATCATTCTGCTAATACTGAGTATGTAGTTTTTAGCGGTAAGAATCTTGGAGCAGGTGAGTATATTCTTCTTAACCAAGCTGAAGTAGCAATTCAAGAGAACGATGAAATAAGAATATCTCAGTCAGGAACCAGTAGTGTGACTTATATTTTTACTTTGGAGTTAGTCCCTAATCAAGCAACTCAATTTCATGGAGCGTAATTATGAAAGAATTTAAACCCTGTCCTGGTTGTCCTACTCCTGCTAAGTGTAAGAAAGCTGGCAAGTGTATGAAGAAGAATTCTAAGAAACCTGCTAAGAAGAGTTACTAATGAAGCAAGGACTCTATGCCAACATTAACGCTAAGAGAAAGCGTATCGCTGCTGGCTCTGGTGAAAAGATGCGTAAGGTTGGTAGCAAAGGCGCACCATCTAATCAAGATTTCAAAGATGCAGCCAAAACTGCTAAGAAAAGGAAGAAGTAATGCCACTCAAGTCTGGTAAATCAAAGAAGGTAATCTCTGAGAATATTCGAACAGAGATGAAAGCAGGATATCCTCAAAAGCAAGCCGTTGCTATTGCGCTTGCTAAAGCAAAAATGAAAAAGAAGAAAAAGAAGAATGGTTAAGAAAGTTTATCAGAACCCTGAAGGTGGTTTAAACGCTAAAGGCAGGGCTTACTTTAAAGCCAAAGAAGGAGCCAATCTTAAACCACCAGTATCATCAGAGCAAGCAAAGAAGTCACCAACAGCGGCAAAGCGTAGGAAGTCATTTTGCAGTAGGATGTCAGGTGTTCCTGGGCCACTGAAGGATGAGAAAGGTAAACTAATCGGTAAATATATTAACGATGCAAAGCGTCAAGTAGAAGATGCTTATAACTGGAATGCTCTGTCAGAGACACTTACTGTTGTTACATCAGCAAATTTGTTTAACTATGTGTTGACTGGTGTTGGGCAAAGATTTAGAGTATTAGATGTAATCAATCAAGAAAGTAATGGTTTCTTGTACAATGAAACAACTTCTAAGATGAATGAATTGTTTCTAAATACCTCTGGTGCTGTATTAACTGGACCGCCTGATAGATATAACTTCAACGGTGTTGACTCTAATGGAGATACACAAGTTGACTTGTACCCTATTCCTAGTGGTGTATATAATATCTTCTTCAATGTGATTAAACCACAAGCACCTTTGACAGCCAACGCAAATCAACTTAAAGTTCCATCAGAGCCAGTGATATTCCTTGCTTATAGCAAAGCATTGCTTGAGCGTGGTGAAGATTCTGGTATTTCTTCTACTGAAGCGTATCAGCTTTATCTTCAGTCGTTGTCTGATCACATCGCTGCTGAAGCAAATCGTTATCCTGATGAACTTACTTGGAATGGTGTGTAATGCGTCCAATACTAACAGCATCTATAGGTGCGCCAGGGTTTCTAGGGCTTAATCTTCAAGAAAGTTCTGTGCAGTTGTCTAGTGGTTATGCACTAGTGGCTCAGAACTGTGTTATCGATAGATATGGTCGTATCGGTGCTAGGAAAGGGTGGACTGCTGTTAACAGCACAGTCAATACTGATCTTGGTGCAGGTAATCCTGTAGAGTTTATCTTTGAGATGGTTGATAATGGTAATACAACCACTATCTCTGCTGGTAATAATAAGTTGTTTACTGGCACTACGACAATGACTACCAAGACAGTGCGTAATGCTGATAACTCTGGTAACGCTACTTACACGATTACTGGTAACAACTGGCAAGCAGCAGCGATACCTTATGGTGATGGTCCTGACGCTATATCCCATGCTTATCTTGCTCAGGCAGGGCATCCCACACTTGTGTACCATGAGTTGCCTACTAGTGGTGGTGGTGGACATGACCACGACAGTGGTACTTTTGGTTTCCAACAACTAGGTGATGTAGGCACACTACCTCCTGGTTATACTACTTCAGATTTTAAACCTAACTGTGCTTTATCAGCGTATGGTCGTATCTGGTTAGCAGATATTATTAACGACAACCAAACAGTTTACTTTAGTAGATTGTTGGATGGTTCAGATTTCAGTGGTGGTGATTCTGGATCTTTATCATTGAATTCAGTATTCCCAAACAATGATAACATTGTAGCACTAGCCGCACACAACGGATTCTTGATTGTGTTTGGAAGAAACAACATTGCAATCTATTCTAATCCTATTGATGTCACTGCTTTGGCTTTGGCAGACTTTATCCCTAATGTTGGATGTATCTCTAGGGATTCTGTAGTATCTACTGGTACAGATATTTTGTTTCTCTCTGATGCTGGTGTTCGTAGTTTACAGCGAGTGATTCAAGAGAAGTCTCTGCCATTTAGAGATGTATCAAAGAATGTTCGTGATGAATTGATTAGTAATGTTAACTCTGAGACAGCCGCTAATATAAAGGCAGTATATTATGATAGAGATGCTTTTTATCTTCTTAGTCTTCCTGCCACTGGTTTTGTATATTGCTTTGACACTAGAGCATATCTCCAAGACGGATCATCAAGAGTAACTATTTGGGATAGTATTCTACCAAAGGCTTTCTTCGTCAATCGTAATAAAGAACTGTTGATTGGTAAACCTGGCTACATTGGTAAGTATTCAGGTTACACAGATAACTCTGCTTCTTATCGATTTAGATACTTTACCAACTACTTTGACTTTGAGAAACCAACTCAGTTAAAGATCCTGAAAAAGATTGGCTTTGTTATCATTGGTGGCTCTGGTGAAGAGTTGGCTATCAAATATGGGTTTGATTACACAGAAAATTACTTAGCAGTAACAAAAATACTTGACATTGCTGAAGTTTCGGAGTATAATTCGGCTCAGTACACAGATCCTTTTGATAATAACAACGACGAGGCTGTAGCCGCTTTTTACTCTGGTGGTATTGTGTTAGAAAAATTCAACATAAATGCTGGCGGTAACGGCACTGTTGTTCAATTAGGATTAGAAGCAGACATCGATGGTAATCCTCTGTCTATTCAAAAAATAGATGTTTTCGTTAAGCAAGGAAAGACAATATAATGGCTAACTACACAAAAGCAACTAACTTTACAGCAAAGGATGGGCTACCTGCTGGTAACTCCAGTAAAGTTGTTAAAGGTTCTGAACTAGATACAGAGTTTACTGCTATTGCTGCTGCTGTCGCTAGTAAGGCAGACAGTAACAGCCCTACCTTTACTGGTACTCCACTAGCACCTACGGCTAACTCAGGCACTAATAATACTCAACTCGCTACTACTGCGTTTGTAACCACTGCTGTTGCTGCTTCATTCCCTAGTGGTGGTATTATTATGTGGTCTGGGTCTATTGCTTCTATCCCATCAGGATGGTATCTCTGTAATGGCTCTAACGGCACTCCAGACCTTCGTAACAGGTTTGTTGTAGGTGCTGGTAGTACCTATGCAGTAGACGCTACAGGAGGCTCTGCTGATGCGATTGTAGTGTCACATACGCACACTGCATCTACAACAGTATCTGATCACCAGCACTATGTAGCCGCTAATGTTAACTCTGGTCCTTCTATTCCCCCTAATCTTTCTTCTTCTCAATATCTTTCATATAATAGCCAAGGAGGTTCTGGTGGTTTTAATGAGGCATATAGTTTCCAGGGAGTAGCTACTGTTGCTAATGTAGGCTTATCTAGTAATCCTACATCAAGTCAAACAGGCTCTACTACTGTTAATTCAACAGGTTCTTCTGGTACTAACGCTAACCTACCCCCGTACTATGCACTTGCGTATATTATGAAAGCTTAATGAAAGTACCAGTATTAGATACAGATGATTTTGTTTTATATTTAGAAGAAGTCGGAGAAAATAGTTTTGTACACTGTGATGTTTTAGCAAAGTGGAATAAAACAACAAAGCAAAGATTAAAACTAGCATTTGATTTATTAACACAAGAGTATGGTAAAGAGTTATATGCGCTTCATACTCCAGCAGATAAGAAACATGAGAAATTTTTAAAGATGTTTGATTTTTCTTATCTTCAATCAATCAAAGGAAATGATGGTAATGACTATGATGTTTATATCTGGAGATAGTTATGGGTATTGAAGCCGCACTCATCGGTGGTGGTTTAGGTCTAATTGGTTCTTCTATGGCAGGAAGGTCTGCTGAAAGAGCCGCTAATACAGCCGCAGATGCTCAATTACAAGCAGCACAAATAGCCGCTGAAGAAGCACGATTCCGTCCTGTTGGTATCACCAGCAGGTTTGGTACTAGTGCTTTTCAGTTTGGTCCTGAAGGACGATTGGCTGGTGCGAGTTATACTGCATCACCAGAGATCCAAGCATTACAGAATAGATTATCTGCTTTGTATGGAGATAGTCTTGGACTTGCTGAAATGGCTCCTGAGACTGCTAGAGGCTTGTTTAACCTTGGTACTGGTTATCTATCAGAGACTCCTGAAGCAGCACGACAGCGTATCTTTAATCAACTCCAGGCTGTTCGTGAGCCAGCCCAGATCAGAGAAGAGCAAAGACTTGGCGCTGGTGTCTTTGGGCGTGGTAGAGCAGGGTTGAATATCTCAGGCATGGGCCAACCAGAATTGTTCTCTCTTGCTAGGGCTAGAGAAGAGCAAAGAGCCGCTGATGCACTTGCCGCAGAGCAACAAGCACAACAACAGATTGGCTTTGGTCAAGGTCTTCTCGGTTCTGCTTATCAATTGCCTGTACAGGCTCTTGCACCATTCCAGACTCAGTTTGGTACTGCACAGC